TAGTTTATTGTTCTCTAAAAAACGGCGGTATTGCGATCATATCGCCAGCAGTAAAAAAAGACCGCTGGATCGTCCAAGTGGCAAAAACCGACTCGTCAAACCGTTGGCAAAAACCGAACGGTCAAATCCAGGGCATAACGGCTATTAGTCAGTTAAAACAGCATATTCCAATTTCCCGTAGGATGCACTACATACTACCTTAAATTCCTTGATCTCACTCACCTGAATCCCATTTTTGAATGCCGCAAATCCGATGTTTTTTATCATAAAATTTTTATAATCCGGGTTAGGGCTGTCAGGTTTGTCAAAATCTGCCTTTTCGATCTTGTAGGTTAAGCCCAAGCAAAGCCGGGTGGTTTCCAGGCCCGAGTCGTACCAAAACATCCAGCCTACAATGTGCCCAAAACTTGCTCGGGAGTTATTGTAGATTAATGTCGATTCCTTGAATTTTTCTATGCCAAACTCAGTTATCGCTTTGTCGAGCGATTCGTTTCCAAATTCAAGGGCAAAATCTGCCTGCCCGATAGATACCCCATGCTTGGGATGCCTCCAGGTCTTGGATATTTTACGCGTCGATCCAGTAGGACCGCTCGCAAACTTGTACCGCCCTTTTGTCCGGCGGAAAAGATAAATTTTATAGTCGGCAACATTATCCGCGTCGCCCACGCCGTAAAGCGATATTATCGGCCACTTACCTTTATCCTCAACGTCGCCGGTTTTATAGTTGTCAATGGTGAGCGTGATGGGGTATTTCGGGGCTTCCGTTGGGGTTTTTGCCATACCGGCGCCGCTGATCTCCCACGAACCTTTGATGGTCATGTATTCGGTTTTCTCGATCGGCTGCCGAACCTTGCGGGCGAACAAACGGCCATCGGTTGTCAGCAGCCCAAATTCGGCGATCGACTTTCCGGCGGCGTCCATGTAGCCAAAGGTGAAGTTGAAGCGCACGGTGTCGGGCGCGGGGTACTCGACCGTCTGCACATCGACGATAGTGGGGTCGGTTATCGACGTGTCGTTCTCGGTCGGCGCGGTTCCGTTCGTTCCCGCCGCGACCTTTGAAATGGCCGCATTTGGCAATCCTGCCAGCGCCTCGGCGGCGATCTCATAGGCCCCGTTTACGATTTGGTTGCTTTGTTGCAGGCTCCACAACTCACGTCCCTGCTGGTCGTAGGCGATCAAATGCAGGACGCCGTCTATTGGTTTTACGATCTGCTTCATAATTAGAAATCTGTACGATTGTTTGACCCTATTACAAAATATCCAATATTCGTTTTAGCCAACATAAGGCTTACATATCCACCTTGTGAGACAAGGATTATATTGTCGGATTTATAACTATGACCTTTAAACTCACTTTTTACTGATACATTAACAGTAATAATATCGCCATCCGATATAATTATAACAGGAATTATCGCAGGCATTTGGCTGAATTTTACTTTGTCGATACCGATGTCGCCGCAATTTATTTCCAGGTCTGCATTATTACCTGACGATGTTGCATTCGTAATATTAACTATCGTTGATTGCCATTTTCCATTTGCGGTATTATATGTAAAAAGATCAGTTATCGGAATTGTGAGAATGTTGGATATGCTGATATTTTTAATACCTTCCACAACACACGGCGCTAAAGTCCTTTCAAGTAGCTCCGCAGTTATTGCATTTTTCTGTATGACCCGACCGGTGATTATTTCGTCGGCGAAAATGCTCTCATCGTTCAATGATTCCTCTGCGATTTGGGACGCTGTAATAGTTTTATCGGCTATATTTGCAGCGGTAATCTTTTTCGCGCCAACCGTCGGACTCGGGTACGTACCGGCGAGATCACCACCGGCGATCTCGGGGATCAAGTCTATCACCTTGCCCAAAAACTCTCTGATCTTCGGCTCGGTGATCTCGCCCGTGTCGTTGTTCGGGAAATACTGCTCAAGCAGCCCCTTTAAGTCCTCTTTTTTTGCCATATTCTTGCCTTTTTATTTGAATCCACGATTAAACCCCGCCGAGAATGCACGTCGGCGGGTGGTAACTTCAACATTCAGCCAGTCGTTGGTGTTGAAGACTATTTCGCTGGCCTCGATTCTCTGATAATAGCCTACTTCGACCAGGTGCGACCGCTCATTTTTATAGAACTCGACGAACAGGTGTATTTTTCGGCTCTCCTCGGCGGTGATGTGGCGGCTATCATCCGCCTCAACGAATACGCGGAACCGCGCCCAGTCTTCGGGGCTTTCAGGGCCGCCGGGCAGAGCCGTTACGCCCTCCTCCAAAATGACGATCGGGAACCCCACCGTGCGGCACGCTTCGCGAATAGCCCACGGCGTACCGATAAACTTGTGCAGCGCGATGGACTTCTTAATGATGTCCCGCTGTTGCTGTTCGGTCTCTGCCATTCCGAATCCTTGCAACCCGTCGATGTCGAACTGGTCGGCAAGATACGGCAAGGCGCTCGGGGCTACCGTGTCCACCAAGTACGGCAGGAACTCCGATAGGTCCCAGTTGTCCCATCGGTCGGCCACCATTTCCGAAAAGGCCCGTGCCAGTTCGTTGTCGCTGATCGCGCTTGCTATGACGTTTTTGTCATCCACGGCTAAATCCTGTTACGTTCACGGTTATTCCCGTGCAATTTGGAAATTGTTCGTCCGATATGATCAGGTTTGCGGCCGGCGCGACGACCGTAACGTCGTACACGCTGGACAACCGGCACGCTTGGGCAATGTGCGACCGTATGATGTCCAAACCGAGCTTTGCCCGCTTCTCCTTGGCAAAATCTTCCAAGGCGCTGGTGATACTTGCCCGCTCGGTCGCGGCATCGGCGCCGTCGTACAGCACCACGTCCACCATGAGCGCATAATCCTCGCGCTCCGGCGCCGATACGATTACCGTGTCCGTGAGCGGCCGCACATTCTCAGCGTTGCACACGTTGTACACATCCGTAATCACCTGCGCGGGCGTTTCCTCTTCATTCGTCAGTGGAACGATCAACACACTACCGGGTACCGGCGAAGACACGGACACGTCGGTAATCATGGCGTTGGCACTTTTCGCGTAAAACTTGTAACTCGACCGAGATCCTGCCGATGAATATTGCGATGGCGCCAGTTTGATGCGCTCACGGAGCTGCGCGTCGCTCTCCACATCGGAACCTCCGCCCGTGACGTCGATATTTTCTACCGTCGATACGAACGCCAGCGGGTCCAGTATTTTGTTAATCGTACCGACGGCATAACCATTCCCCACCTTGCCCGCAACGTCGGCCAAAACGGACAGTTCTACGGTCATAGTGGCGGGGGCGATTATGGCGTCGTCGATCGTGCGGAATATCGCCAAACCGTCGCTGCTCGATACGCGGGTTCCCTCGGGAATCAAAACGGAGCCGTGCCCTGCAACAAGAGTGAAGCGGACGGTACACCCAGCACTGGCCGCCGGCAAACGCTCGACGGCCACCAAACCCGCGATGTAATCGAGGATTGGCGCGGTGCTGAACTGGTAGAGCATTTGCCGCATACCCGCATTAAAGCGGTTCACAAGTAGCGTTTCGCGGAACACCACGAAATTGAGGATCAACTGCTCGACTTGGGCAGGTTGCAATTCACGCCCCAACAGCTCCTCCAGCTTTGCCTTGCTCTCCGCCATGATTACGGCGGGATCACGTTCCACGAATGTTGGGATATTGTTGTCAATAGCCATTATATGATCGTTGTTATCGTTATCTGTTCTGCCGATCCTACCACCGTGCCCTCGATCTTAAAAACTGTGTGGGCGGCATCGTTACGGCTCGCGGAAATGCGGGTTACATCGAGGCGCTTTTCCCACCGGCCGATGGCCGTGGTCGCTTCGTAGATGATTTTTCCCAACACCGATGGCAGGGGTTTATCTAAATATTGGTACACGTTGCTGCCGAACTCCGGGCGCAATGGATCGCTGCCCGGGATGGTCGTCAGGATGATATTGATGGACTGTACAATATCATCCACCCCCTCGACGATCGCCGCCGGATCGTCCATGCTGACCTGCCAGTTTCGTGTGTCGTTCGGTGCAATCATACGGCGCTTGCGGTTATGGTTCCCGTTACTGGGCCGGCGGTATTCGCCAGCGTGATCACGGCGGTATTTACCCCCTCGACGATCGCGGCAGCCACCGCGTTCGTGATGGACTCGGCGATACGATCGGCGGACGCCTCGGGGTTATCTGTTTTGTCTCGTTCGGCGAGCATGGCGGCCTTGATCGCCGCTTTCAATGCTGATTTCTGTACGGGCATACGCTTATGGTGTTGGCGGTCCCGACACGCCTGTACTGGTCGGGTGCTTGTGTGTTGTTAATTTTATTTTCTGCGTTCCGGCGGTAACTTCAACGCTGGCGGTGATCTCCCCGGTAACAGTGGTGTCGCCCGTGATGTTCACCTCACCCTCGACGTTCAATTTTTTGCACGCGATCGACAGCTCGGAATCCGGTGCGTTCACGCTCAACTTATGCGCCTTGGCATCATAGAACACCTCGGCGCCGTCAGCGTATTTTACGCCCATAGTGTCAGGTCCAGCCCAGTCGGGTGGTGTGTCCGTATCGCTCCAAAGTACCAATACAATGGCGCCCTGCTCGCAATTCTCGTCCATTGAACACAGCACTTGCGCATTTACCTCGACCGGTATCCAGTGCTTCGTTTTGTAGGTAGCCATAGACGGGATGGCCAGCCAGCCGGAAACGATCTCGTTCTCGTCGAACGAAACACGCGCATAGCCCAGGTTCTCACCCTCGCCGATCTCTGATATTATACCCAGCCGAAACATACCTATACCTCTATTTTTCTAATTGTCGCCGTGGTTACGTACCCGCTTGAATTATCGAGGTCATGAGCCGACGATACCACATGCCACTTTCCGGAAAACTTGCCGATGCCAGTCAGCTCGATATTGATCCCCGCTACCAGCTTGACATTCCCCGCAACGGTGATGCTCCCCGTTATTTTGTCCTTGTTTTTTTCTTTCAACGCACCCTTGGCCTTGGCTTGGGCCTGCGTCTCGTTCTCTACCGTAACGTCTCCCTGCCACGTGTCTTTCGACAATGTGCCCTTGCCTCCCTCTTGGTCTGACGGCTCGATCTTCCATCGCCGGACGCTGTTGGTCTTCATATTGCGGGTCGCCACGACAGCCCCGCCAAATACTTGGCTCGTTTTGTCAGTGAACGACGCCCGGCTCAATTCGTTTTTGTGAATGGTCATCACCACGGGCTGAGACTCCAGTTCCTCGGTGTCCATAAACACAAGTTGATCGCCACGAACGGAAAATACGATCCCGTACTCTCTGGCCAGCCTGCTTAAAAATGCGAGGTCTGTCTGCTTCTCCTGCGTCTTGCGCTCGACTTCTATCTTTTGCAGGTCGCTGACATTGCCCACGAGCTTCAGCCCGTGCTTCGTCGCAAAGTATTGGGCGATCTGCTTCAACGACTGCTTTTCGAACGCCTTGCTGTTCTTCGAGCGCAGCGCCTTGGATATAGCGGCACCGATAGCTTTGATTGCAACCGTATCGGGCGGGAACTCCAGCCCGATCTCGTCTATCTCAAAGAGTCCACAATCCAGCGGAGCGTCGGGCGTGCCGATCGACACCTCCAGCGTGTCGCCTTGCTCGGGATACCATCCGTTTTTCCAATGGTCAGTGGTATCTTCGAACGTCAGCGTCAAATCGTCACTTTCCGCCTCCTCTTTGTCTGCATACGACAATCGGGAGAGATAGGGCGACACGTCGGCGGTTACGTTCTTACCATTGACGGTGATTTTCGCAATGACTTTCTCTAACGTTTCCATGGCGGCAGGTCTGTATTTACGTGCATATCGCTGTCTTCGACGATCGGGATCACCAGCACCGTGCCCAGCGGGAAGACCGCCGTAAGCGGTATGAGCGGGTTGGCATCCGATATGATGGCGATCCCGTCCATACTGCCGTAAAACTTGGCAGCGAGCAGATCGATCCGGTCTCCCTCAACGGTCGTATAGTTGAAACTTGACATTTAATTGCCTCCCTCTTTTGTTCCTGCGAACCCCGCTACCGGCGTGGCGCTGGTCGTTACTTTTTCCGCGCTGTCGGACAACTGCCCGACATTCATCTCCAGCACCGACACATCCACCACGTTGTCGATTTTTGCGAGGTTGCTGGCATATGCAATCGCTTCGTCCAATGATGTGGGCAAGTCGCCAGCGCGATCGATTATTTTCTTTGTTGCCGCGACTTTCGTTTTGGCCGACGCATAGAGTCCTTGCGCATCGGCGGCCAGTTGCTGGACCTCGCGCACCCCGCGCTTAAGGCTGGTGGTCCTGCTTTTCACCTTAGCAATCGACTGCTTCATTCCGCTAACCTTTTCCTTGGCTGCGGACACGTCGTTGGTTATACCTGTGGCGGGGCTTGGAGCCGACGCAACAGGCGCCACCGCGATCGGCTTCTGACTACTCAGCGCCCGCCCTGTCGGGGCTGCTTCCTCTTCGCCGGGACTCTCCAGCAAATTCACGGTGACGGTTGCCAGCTCCACCCATCCATCCGCCGCGCACTGCTGGTTGGCGATGTCCAAGCTCGTAATAACGAATTTCCCGACAATTCGCCCGTCTCCGGTAATGTACGGCAGCACCTCGAAAGCGTGCATCGACGCTTTCAACGCATATATCTCGGCCTGCGGATCACAAAATTCTGATGAATATGTGATTGTCAGGCTCAACTCCCGCAGCTCGGCACCAGTCGGCTGGATGGCGTCTTTGTCATTGACACGAGGGATTTGGCCGTATTTTACGGCATCTGCCTCGCTGGTCGATACGGGAGTTTTCAGCCCTTGAAATATGTGATCTCCGAGTTGTGCAAACATGGGTGCCAGCTATTACGCAAAGGACAAACGTGTCTTGTTTTCTTCATATTTACGAATCAGTTCCATGATCTCGTTCGCATGCTGCTTCAGCATTTTTCCGAACTCGTCCCGCACCTCCTGCGTAGTCGATCCGGCGAATGTGATCTGCGGGGCATAGGTAATGGACGGGCCGGTATTCCCGCCGCCTACAATGGTCGAGGTATTCACCGTGCTGGATTGCATCGACTGCGTGATTCCACGGGTCGCTTGCATGGCCACGCCCTCGGTAGCATTTTCGACGATTGCACCCCCTCGATCAAGGCCAACGACCAGCCCCTGCGTGATATTCAGACCATATTCGGCGAACAAACGGGATGGGGAATTGATACCGAGAATAGACTTGAAGCCGTTGGCAATCCTACGGCCGATATTCTTCATTCCCTCGACAATCTTATCGACCATAGAGGTTATTCCATTCCAAAGCCCTTGCAATAGGTTTTTGCCCCACTCATAAAAGCGGGGGCCGAGGTTCTCGAAGAACGTCCCCACATTCTCCCACGCGCCGCGCATCCATTCGACGGGTTGCAGGTTGCTGAACCAGTCTTTGATCCCTCCCCATGCGTTCGAAATGCCGCTCTTGACGTTACCCCAAAGGTTAGAGAACCAGCCTTTCACTGATCCCCATGCCTTTTGCACTCCCTCGCGGGCCTTGCTGATGGTATTTTTGATGCCATCCCAAGCTTTCCCCGCACCGGCCTTGATCCTGCCCCACAAGTTCGAGAACCAGCCCGTTACAGTGCTCCACACCTTTTTGATCGCTTCCCACGCTGCTTTGAATATCCCGACGATAGCGTCCCACAACTTTTTAAACCATGCGGCCACCTCGTCCCAGTACTTGACCAACAATACCACGGCTGCGATAATCGCCATGATACCGGCGACAATCCACACCACTGGACACCCGTACAAGGATGTATTAAATACCCACTGGCCGGCGGCGGCGATCTTCGACCAAACGGAGAATAACGCATATTGCATACGAAACAACAACATGCCGTTTTTGTACTCGCTGACGATTTTGGTACCAATTTTTATGGAATCAGACACTATTCGGAATACCTTACCGAACTGCCCGACGATGAACGTCACGCTACCGATCGCAATGGCAGCCGTGCCTAATATAGCGATCCATTTACCCGTGGTCATCGCTATATTGCCGATTGTGGCGGCCAGTTCGGGATTTTCCTGTACCCATTTTGTTATCTTATCGATAACCTTTGATATTTTTTCGGTTGCCGCCGACAATGCTGGGATCAGTGCTGCACCTAACTGTAACTTAACGCCTTTGACCTGCTCTCCGATATTTTCGAGTTGGTCGCTAAATGCGTCGCCCTTGGCAATCATCTCGTTACTTAACGCAAGTCCCAAACGCTCGGCTTCGGCGTAAAACGCTTTTAGACCGGCCTTGCCATCGTTCAGCATAGGGATCAGATCGGCACCCGACTTGCCGAACAATTCAACCGCCAAAGCGGTCTTTCCGATGCCGTCTTCGGTATTATGAAAAATATCGGCTACATCCTCGAAAATCTCGTTCGGCTGGCGGAGATTACCCGCACTGTCTTTGATTTTGATACCGAGATCCTCGAACGTCTGCATGTACGTCTTATTTCCGCCGGTAGCTTCGGCGACCATTCTGTCGAACTTCACTAACGACGCGGACAATTTTTCAGTTTCGACCCCTGACATCCTACCGGCATACGCAAGTTTTTGGAATGCCTCTACACCGATCCCGGCTCCCCGGGCCATATCGTACATATCACCGGCGTAATCGGCTGTCGATTTTCCAACGGCCAAAATACTACCTCCGACGGCTGCGCTCGCGCCCAGCATGACGGTTCCTGCTTTCGTCATTGAGCGACCTATTTTGCTTGTGGTACGCTCGAATGCAGAAAGTTTGTCCGTCGATTTTTTGACGGCCTCGTCTATAATGCGGCTCATTTTATCCGTTGCAGACAAAATGAACGCTAATTTCAGAGTGTTGGCTGCCATGTGTCGTTATCGCTTTTCGATGCCGGATAATACCACCCGGCGGGGTGTTGTGATCTCTTTTTCGTAAATCTCGACTGCGCGGTCCAAGTAGGCAAAATAATCTTCCACGATCAGATCGAGAACGCCATCTATTCCGCCGCCGGTGAAGTGTGCTAAAAAAACAATATCCGCATGTGGGATTTGTCTGATTAGCACCCTTGCGCCAGCGTCGGACCTTATCCGTTTTTTGAGATGTCCCTTTCTACCTCTTTTTTTGCGTCGGGGAAAAGGAACTCGGTGATCTTATCCATCTCCTCGGTAGTGAAGCCGTCCATCAGATCGTCGTAAACGATCGGCTGACCGTTTACGAGAATTTTGGCGGCCATCAGGTGCATGCCGCGCTCGACGTCCGTCAGGCTCTTGTT